CGAGGATAATGAAGTATTTAGCTCATACCGCAAGTCGCGGTTTTACGCAATCTAGATAGAAGGAACACACCATGGCTATTGATAAAGCACTGACTCCCGCTGTAATGGCGGTTATAGACCCTGAGATTGAGATCGAAATTGAGATCGAGATCGGAGAGCCCGACGACTTGCCCCCAGAAGAAGAAACGGCGGAAGTCTTTGACGCTAACCTTGCGGAGTATATGGACGAGTCTGTCCTGCAAGAACTGGCCAGTGACTTGATAGCTGATTTCGACAAGGATATTACTGACCGTAGTGACTGGGCGGAGACCTACGTTGACGGCTTAAAGCTACTTGGTCTGAAGTACGAAGAGCGTACTGAGCCGTGGAGTGGTGCTTGCGGTGTGTTTCACCCGATGCTGACTGAGTCCGTGGTGCGGTTCCAGAGTGAGTCGATCATGGAGACGTTCCCAGCCGCGGGCCCCGTCAAGACACAGATCATCGGTAAAGACGACCCGAAGACACAAGAAGCTGCGTTGCGGGTACGCGACGACATGAACTACCAGTTGACCAGCGAGATGCAGGAGTATCGTGGCGAGCACGAGAAGCTGTTGTGGAACTTGCCTATTGCCGGTTCCGCGTTCAAGAAGGTGTACTACGATCTAAGCAAGGGCCGCCAAGTAGCTATGTTTGTTCCCGCCGAGGACATCGTTGTTCCTTATGGTGCGTCAAGTATTGAGTCCGCTGACCGTGTAACCCATGTGATGCGTAAGACACCCAATGAGATTACTTCGCTACAGCAGAAGGGCTTCTACCGGGACATCGAACTAGGCGAGCCAAGCGGTGAGCTGGACGACATTGAGAAAAAGAAGGCCGCTGAAAGCGGTATGACCGCAACAAACGACAGCCGCTACCGTTTACTAGAGATGCACGTGCACTTGGACCTAGAAGGGTTTGAGGACTTGGATGAGAAAGGCGAGCCCACCGGCATTGCTTTGCCATACGTGGTGACTATTGATAAGTCCTCGGGCGAGATTCTCGCCATCCGCCGTAACTGGTATGAAGCAGACTCGCTCCACATAAAGCGCCAGCACTTCGTACACTACCAATATATTCCCGGGTTTGGCTTCTACGGCTACGGGTTGATTCACCTGATTGGTGGGTACGCTAAGTCTGCGACGATGATTATTCGTCAGTTGGTGGACGCTGGCACGCTATCTAACTTGCCCGGCGGTCTGAAGTCCCGTGGTCTGCGTATTAAGGGTGACGACACCCCGATCGAGCCCGGTGAGTTCCGTGATGTAGACGTGTCCAGCGGCTCTATCCGCGACAACATCCTGCCCCTGCCTTACAAAGAGCCAAGCCAAGTTCTATTTGCGCTGTTCCAGAACATCGTGCAAGAAGGTCGTGCGTTCGCCTCCGCAGGTGACTTGAAGATCAGCGACATGTCTGGCTCAGCCCCAGTTGGTACGACTCTCGCGCTGTTGGAGCGTACGCTCAAGGTGATGTCCGCTGTGCAGGCCCGCTTGCACTACGCGATGCGCCAAGAGTTTAAGCTGCTCAAGGTTATTATTCGCGACTACACTCCTGACGAGTACACATACGAGCCGGTTGAAGGCAGCCGTATGGCCAAGCAGAGTGACTATGACATGACTGAGGTCCTGCCTGTTAGCGACCCTAACGCCGCGACCATGGCCCAGAAGGTTGTCCAGTACCAAGCAGTGATCCAGTTGGCCCAGCAGGCTCCGCAGTTGTACGACCTGCCACTACTACACCGTCAGATGATTGAGGTGTTGGGGGTGAAGAACGCCTCTAAGCTCGTACCGTTGGAAGATGACCTGAAGCCGGTTGACCCCGTGCAGGAGAACCAGAACATTCTGATGGGCAAGCCGGTCAAAGCGTTTATCCAGCAGAACCACGAGGCGCACATCGCAGTACACATGGCGGCCATGCAGGACCCGAAGATCATGAAGATTGTCGGGCAGGGCCCAATGGCGCAGCAGATTCAGGCTTCTCTGTTGGCGCACGTCAACGAGCACGTTGCCTTTGAATACCGTCGACAGATCGAGACCGAACTCGGCCTGCCTATGCCTACCGAAGAAGAGAACGAGAACATGGACGAGGCTACCGCATCCCAAGTTGCGCAGTTCGCAGCCAAAGCGTCAGTTCGTTTACTACAGCGTGACCAAGCCGAAGCCGCAACCGAGCAAGCGCAGCAGCAGCAGCAAGACCCTGTGGTTCAAATGCAACAGCAAGAATTGCAGATCAAAAAGCAAGAGTTGCAACTGCGCGAGAAGAAGATGTTGGCCGACGCCGCAGAAGCCGCTGACAGGTTAGAGCTGGAGCGTGAGCGTATCTCCTCACAAGAACGTATCGCAGGTGCCCAGATTGGCGCACGCGTACAGGGAGACCGTGAGAAGTTGCGTGCCAAAGAGCAGGTTGACGGTGCCCGCATCGGAGTAGACGTTGCCAAGGCTAAAGATCAGATGGCAATGCAAACACGTAACAAGGAGTAATACATGGACCCCCGGAAAATAACAGAATACCTACTGACTGAGATACGCGAGTCATCGGCGTCTCACCAAGTTTTTATACTCTCCGGGCGTCCTAAAGATCATGCTGAGTACCAGCATGTCTGCGGAGTGATCCGAGGTTTAGCTACCGCAGAATCCATAGTGAGAGACCTTGTGCAAAAACTGGAGCAATCTAATGACGACTGAGTTTGACGCCTCTGCAATCGACTTATCTAAAATTCTGGATAAGACGGCTGAGCAAAAAGCAAAACAGCTACCCGACCCTAAAGGATTCCGCATACTGTGTGTTGTCCCCGAGGCAGAAGACTCATACGAGAGTGGCATTATTAAAGCTGACTCTTCTAGGCACCACGAAGAGGTTCTGACACCTACTTTGTTTGTCGTGAAGCTCGGCCCTGATGCCTATAAGGACGAAAAGCGCTTTCCAAGCGGCCCAAGCTGTAAAGAAGGTGACTTTGTTATCGTTCGCCCTAATTCAGGCACCCGCTTGAAGATTCACGGCCAAGAGTTCCGCATCATTAACGATGACGCGGTTGAGGCTGTAGTTGAAGACCCGCGTGGTATTACGCGTGCATCGTAAGGATTAATATATGCCAAACAGAACTGATGACGAATACGTCTTCCCTGACGAGGAAGCCAAGAAAGTAGAAGCTCCTGAAGATGAGGAGCTTGAAATCGAGATCGAGGACGATACCCCCAAAGCGGACCGGGGTCGCTCAATCGCTGAACCACCTGCAGAGGTTACAGATGACGAACTGTCTGAGTACGACGAGAAGGTACAGAAGCGCTTAAAGAAGTTTACGCGTGGGTACCACGACGAACGCCGTGCGAAGGAAACAGCGTTTCGTGAGCGCCAAGCCGCAGAAGATTTTGGCAAGCAGATGTTTGAGGAGAATAAACGTCTCCAAGAGCAACTCGCTACCGGCAGCCAAGCCTATATTAGTCAGTCCAAAGAAGCAGCAGAGTCTGCGCTTCAGGTAGCACGTAAGAAATACCGCGATGCCTTTGAGGCGGGCGATGCCGATCAAGCCGTTACTGCACAGGAAGAAATCTCTCGTGCAATGATGAACTTTGACCGCGCTACCAATATGCGGCCTATCGAGGTCCAAGAGCGTCAGATGCCAGTTTCGGCTCCGGCGCAGCCAGTTGTTGACAGCCGTTCAGAGGACTGGCAAAATGACAACGAATGGTTTGGGAAGAACCGATCTATGACAGCATTCGCCCTCGGGTTGCACGCTGAGTTAGTAGAAGAGCAAGGTGTCGACCCATCCACTGACGAATACTACGACGCTATCGATAAAACGATGCGTCAAAAATTCCCCGAGCAATTCGGGAGCGAAGAGGTTACTAGAACGCCTCCCCAAAGTTCTGACCCGGCAGAAGAGGAAACTCCGCGCCGTGCACAAAAACCCGCTGCAGTGGTTGCCCCGGCAACTCGTAGCACCCCACCGAACCGCATACGCTTGAAAAAGTCTGAGGTAGATGTAGCCCGCCGCTTAGGTGTGCCGATCGAACTCTATGCGAAACAGGTTGCTAAATTGAAGAATGGAGCTTAAATATGGCTGATACAAAAACACGCGACTCGTCGCAAGACCGTACCCCCCGTGACCTCGATACGCGAACCCAGTTTGCGCGTCCAGAGGCTTGGCGTGCCCCAGAGACGCTACCCCATCCAGACCCCCGTCCGGGTTGGGCTCATAGGTATGTTCGACTGAGTACGCTTGGTGTCGCCGATCCAAGCAATATTTCTTCAAAGCTTCGCGAAGGATACGAACCCTGCAAGGCAGAAGAATATCCTGAGCTTATGATGCACGCGTCAACCGATAGCCGCTTTGCTGGCGGCGTCGAAATTGGCGGATTGTTATTGTGCCGTATCCCCGAGGAGTTCATGAAGCAACGAAGCGCTCACTACGCTCGCCAAAATCAGGCTCAAATGGATTCAGTAGATAACAGTTTTATGCGAGACAACGACCCGCGTATGCCTCTGTTCTCAGAGCGCAAAACAAAGGTTTCTTTTGGTTCTGGTTCTTAATTTTAGGAGTCCTTAAATGGCAACTACCGCTTCTCCATACGGTCTAAAACCCGTAAAGCGCGCCGACGGCATGGCTTATGCTGGCGCAACTTCACAGTACTTGATTGATCCCACGGGCGAGGCCACAAACCTCTTCTACGGTCAAGTAGTACACGTTGGTGCTGATGGTTACATCGCACTGTCAACCGCCACTGGCGCTGACGGCACTACTAACGCTCTTCCTACAGGCACCACGCTAACTGGTTCTTTGGGTGTGTTCGTTGGCTGTGAGTACGTTAACGCACAAGGTCAAATCATCAATGCTCAGTACTACCCCGCTGGTACCGCTAACGGTGGTGAGATCAAGGCTTTTGTTGTGGATGATGCAAACGTATTGTTCCAAGTTCAGATGGACGGCGTAATCGACCAATCTGACATCGGTGCAAACACGTTCTTCGCTGCGGCTCAGAGCGGCTCTACGGGTTCTACTCGTACGGGTAACTCTACTAGCGCTGCTGAGTCCTCGACTGTAACTGCTACCGCTGCCTTCCGTATTGTGGCTGCTGTTTCACCTATTGGTGACGCATTCCCAGACGTGTTGGTCAAATTCAACCCCGGTTACAGCAGCTCCACAAACGCTGTTGGCCTGTAAGGAGTACTAAAAAATGGCAATTTCACGCGCACAACTACTTAAAGAGTTGTTACCGGGTTTGAACGCATTGTTCGGCATGGAATACGCTCGCTACGGCGAAGAGCACAAAGAGATTTACGAAACTGAATCTTCAGAGCGCTCATTTGAAGAAGAGACCAAGTTGTCAGGCTTTAGTGCCGCCCCAGTCAAGGCTGAAGGCGCTGCTATCTCCTACGACAATGCGCAAGAGGCATGGTCTACTCGTTACAGCCACGAGACAATCGCACTGGGCTTCTCCATCACTGAAGAAGCTGTTGAAGACAACTTGTACGACAGCCTGTCTGCTCGCTACACCAAGTCTTTGGCACGTGCCATGTCTTACACCAAGCAAGTTAAAGCAGCAGCTACCCTGAACAACGGTTTCAGCGGCTCATACTTGGGTGGTGACGGCGTAGCTCTGTTCTCAACAGCGCACCCGACCGTTGGTGGTGGTACTAACTCCAACGCCCCATCAGTTGGTGTCGATTTGAACGAGACTTCTTTGGAAGCCGCCGTTATTCAGATCGCTGCTTGGACTGACGAGCGTGGTTTGTTGATCGCTGCTAAGCCTGTTAAGTTGGTGATTCCACCTGCCTTGATGTTTGTTGCAGATCGTCTGTTAAAGACCGAAATGCGCGTCGGCACTGCCGATAACGACATCAACGCATTGAAGAACATGGGCTCAATACCCGGCGGTTCTACTGTGAATCACTTCTTGACCGATACCAATGCTTGGTTTATCTGCACCGATGTTCCTAACGGTTTGAAGCACTTTGTGCGTACTCCGATGGCAACGTCTATGGACGGTGACTTTGATACTGGTAACGTACGTTACAAGGCCCGCGAGCGTTACAGCTTCGGCTGGTCTGATCCCTTGGGCATGTGGGGTTCGTCAGGTAGCTAATTAGGGTTTACCCTAGTTGATTAAGGGCTCCTTCGGGGGCCCTTTTTTCTTTGTGTGGTGTTCGTCATGGTGGTGTACGCGGTGGCAGTTAGCGCATAGGGGCACACACTTCTTGATCTCTTCACGAGCTGCGGCGTACCGTCTACTACTTACTAACATATGCACGCTGGCTGTTTTGGTGGCGGGGTCTACGTGGTGGAAATCAATTACTGCGGGATGACTGAACCCACAGATTGCGCACGCCAGTGAAGCCCTGTAGCTAGCCCACTCAGCTTTTTCCCTTCGATGTTGCGCCGTAGTACGCGCTATTGAAAGCTCTTTGTTGTTGGCATAGTACCGAGCGGAGTACTCGCGCTGCTTTCGTTTGCGTTCATCGGGGTCTTTAATAGGCATGGCGGTATTCTAGTTGCGTTGCGCGACGTTAGGTGATATATTGGACTCATTCCGGGGTTATCCGGTGTATCTGACAGTCCCCGGCTGACGACATGCAGACAGATACGCCTCACTTGCATGTAAGGAAAATATCATGGCCCAAACCACATTCTCAGGCCCAGTCCGTTCGGACAACGGCTTCCAAATCCCCGTCGTTACTACTGCCAATTTGCCAGCTTTTGCTAGCGTAGCCGCAGGCACGGCCTACATCGTTTCTGATAATGGCTCAGGCGACGACGAGTTCTGTATTGTTATCTCTACAGGCTCTGCTTGGGTTACCGCTGTTGGCGCGGCTCTTAGTTAATTAACCTTCAGGGCTTCGGCCCTTGTTATAAAGGAAATTAATTATGACAACGCAAACAGACGTAAAGTCCGGCCACTGCGACCCGGGCGAAACCACAGTAGTAACAACGCTACGCGCGCGCTTAAAAGGGATGGTTATAAGCTACCCTTCCGGCGGAACCGTTGTCGTCACAAACGGTCCGGGGGGCGACCAGTTGTATGAGTTTACGGCTTCAGCAGTCATTGGCTCCATCTGCATCGTGCTTCCCGGCGAAGGCATACTAGCGTCAAAGGGAATAGCGGTCACAACCGCATCAGCTACTCGAGTCAACATTTTCTATGGCTAAAGCAGCGGCATGGACGCGCAAAGAAGGCAAGAGCGAGAAGGGCGGCCTGAATGCCAAAGGGCGAGCCTCTTACAACAAGGCCAACCCGGGAAAACCCGGGTTAAAAGCCCCAGCGCCAAAACCAAAGACGGACAAGGACGCAGCACGGCGAAAGTCCTTCTGCGCCAGAATGTCGGGCATGAAGTCGAAGCTGACGAGTGCCAAGACCGCCAAAGACCCGAACAGTCGTATAAACAAGAGCCTTAAGGCTTGGAATTGCTAACATGAACATATCCGACTCAACCAAAACCGTGGTGGATTTCGCGTCTGTTTTTACTGTGTTAGGAACACTTGTGGATTTCTTACCCGCCGTGGCCGCCTGTTTTACCATTGTGTGGACGCTTATTCGCATCTGGGAAACCGAGACCATTCAAAAACTCTTCCGTAAAAAGGAAACATTATGATGAAGTACAAAGACGGGGGCATCTTCCAAGACCGCGACGGTATGAAGGCCCCACAAGACATTGATGGCGGCTCTGCAAAACCTAAGAAGCCAAAGAAGAAACCCTCACGCACAAAGCTGCCTCCACTGCGCCCCGGTCAAATAGACATGCCCTCGGACCCCGATGACGGTTCTGTCGGTATGAAAAAAGGCGGAATGACTAAAGGTATGCACCGCATGCCCGATGGCAAGATGATGAAGGACAGCGCTCACAAGGACGCGAAAAAAGACGCGCCTAAGATGCAGCAAATAGCCGCTAGGGCGGTCAAGTCTCATGAAAAGCGCATGCACGCGCCCAAGAAAATGGGTACTGGCGGTGCAGTTCGTGGGGATGGATGTGCCGTTAAAGGCAAAACAAAAGGCCGTTTGGTCTAAGGAGCATTAATATGTCTAAATTTGGTGATGAATTCAAAGCCGCCCGCGCAGCAGGCCAGAAAACTTTTATGTTTAACGGTAAGTCGTACACGACTAAAACCGCCGACGACATGAAGAAAGCAGCGTCTGCAGCCGCTAAAGCGGAAGTTAAGCCAGCCGGTCGCGGTATGTTAAACATGGGTGTTTCTGGCCCTGCACCAAAAGACGCAGATGCACGCGTTGGCCGTGGCACACGCAACACAGGCGTAACCGGCGGGGCTAACTTGGCTCCCAAACCCGTTGCTAAAGGCCCAACTGCAGAGCAAAAAGCCGCAGACGCCGATAAAGCTGCAGCAAAGAAGCAGAAAAGCACCGACGACATGAAGGCCATGCAAGAGCGCATGAGCGCAAGGCGTGAAGAAAAGAGTAAAAAGCTGTTCCCGAAAATGAAACACGGCGGCGGCGTGCCTAAGATGAAAATGGGCGGCTCAGTTCGCGGTGACGGTTGCGCTGTTAAAGGCAAGACCAAAGGCACCATGCGATGAAAGCCGTTGCTATGAAAAAAGGCGCGGTCGTAAAAGCCGGTGCCAAGAAGGATGATAGTGCTGCCGCTAAGAAGCTGGACGCCGCATCTAAGTTAACTGGCAAGGCCAAGCAGCGGGCTCGTTTCGCCCAGATGTTAAAGAGCTTTAAGAAGTGAACATGATTGACCGTCATATCGAAGCCTCCGAGCGCTTGTACAACATGATGCTGCAGGACCACAAAGAACGAGTCAAGGACTTGGGCGAGTGGGCTGATATGAACGCGTCTCTCATGCGCAAGCTGGACGAGCGCGACAGGCGTATTCGTGAATTAGATGCGGAGATCGTGGCCCTAAAAGCCACGGATAAAATGTAATGGCAGATACCGCCGTCAAAAAGTCTCCCGCTAAATGGGAACGCGCTAAGACTGATGCCAAGGCAAAGATGGGGGGTAAGCACTCAGCTCGCGCCATGCAGTTGGCTACTAAGCTGTACAAAGAGCGTGGGGGCGAGTATTCTGGAGCCAAGTCCAGCACCAACAAGTTGTCTAAATGGGGCAAGGAAGATTGGGGCACAAAGTCGGGCAAGAACTCTACAGAAGGCCCCAAAGCGACAGGCGAACGGTATCTACCTAAGAAGGCTCGCGATAGCTTGAGCAGCAAAGAATACGCGGCTACAACCCGTGCTAAGCGGGAAGGTACGGCAAAGGGCAAACAGTTTGTAGCCCAGCCTAAGAAAATAGCGGCTAAAACAGCGAGAACTAAATAATGGCAACTTCCGGAACCACGTCGTTTAACCTAGACCTCACCGAGCTGGTAGAGGAGGCGTTTGAGCGCGCCGGTTCCGAGATGCGTAGTGGTTATGACCTAAAGACCGCACGTCGCTCGTTAAACTTGATGTTTACTGAGTGGGCAAACCGCGGCATTAATATGTGGACCATAGAGTCGGGCGAAATCCCACTCGTTGCGGGGACGGGACAATACGACTTACCTGCGGATACTGTGGACCTGATTGAGCACGTTCTACGTACGGGTACAGGTAATACACAGGCTGACCTGAGCTGCTCACGCATTAGCGTTTCGACATATGCGTCAATCCCCAACAAGCTGGTCACAGGGCGTCCAATTCAGGTCTACATAGATAGAGTAGCCCCTACCCCTAATATCAACGTGTGGCCTATTCCTGACGGCACCCAGACCTATACCCTAGTGTACTGGCGCTTGCGCCGTATCCAAGACGCGGGTGGCGGTGTAAATACCATGGACGTACCTTTTCGCTTCCTAAACTGCATGGTTGCGGGTTTGGCGTTTATGCTCGCTATGAAGGTGCCCGGCGGCATGGACCGCCTGATGGTGTTAAAGCAACAGTACGATGAGGCTTGGGATTTGGCAGCCACAGAAGACCGAGATAAGTCTTCTATTCGCTTTGTACCACGCTATATGTCTGTTGGGTAAGTATGAGCAGCAAGTTCACATCCGGCAAGCATGCCATATCGGAGTGTGACCGGTGTGGGCAGCAGTACAAGCTAAAGGCGCTTAAAGAGCTTATTGTCCGCACGCGAAAAACAAACGTGATGGTATGCCCAACCTGTTGGGACGTCGATCATCCACAGAACATGCAGGGTATGTATCCTGTAGAAGACCCGCAAGCGCTGCGCAACCCCCGGACCGATAAGTCGAGGGCGTTTACGGGGGGAGACTACAGCTCACGCGGTATTCAGTGGGGCTGGAACCCAGTTGGTGGGGCTCGCATTTTTGACGATGTGTTAACGCCAAACGACTTGGTCGCTCTGGGTAATACTGGTACAGTTACGGTAACAATTAGCTAAGGAGTTAGACATGACAACATACAACCAGCCTAAAAAGGCACCTCAATCTGCGACGCTAGTAGAGGGCGACCCCGTTAAGCACATGAAGAGCATTAACACGTCCCTTGCAAACATCCACAGTAATCCGTATCCCGGCGTTAAAACTTCGGGTATTAAAATCCGCGGTACAGGCGCGGCTATTAAAGGGCTGATGGCACGGGGCCCGATGGCATGAAGACTATCGTCGAAGCTCGCGAAGTCAATTTTGAGGTTGTCGAGCCTAAACACGAGATCGACGTGGTGTGTTCACACTGCCAAGACCCCGTTAGCCAAGCTGAGAAGGCTTCAGGCACCTGCACAAACTGCGGTGAAGACTGGGCCCCTAAGCAAAGCGTTAAGATTTGGGCCACATCTGTCCCTTGGGCTAGTGGTGGGGTAATGTAATGAACTATTCAGAGTTGTCAGCCGCCATTCAGGATTACACGGAGAACTACGAGTCGTCGTTTGTAGCAAACATCTCTACGTTTGTGAAACAGGCAGAGCAGCGGATTTACAACTTTATTCAGTTCCCCTCGCTGCGTAAAAACGTTACGGGTACGGCTACTATTGGGAACCAGTACCTTGAGTGCCCCACGGACTTCCTCGCTAACCACTCGTTGGCGGTGATTGACGGAAGCGGCAACTACGAGTACCTGCTCAATAAAGACACAAACTTTATCCGTCAGGCGTACCCCAACCCCACTTCTACGGGGATACCCAAGTACTACGCCATCTTTGGCCCGCAGTCAGGTGACGCCAACGAGTTGACTTTTATTCTGGGCCCGACTCCAGATACCAACTACGAGGTAGAGATGCATTATTTCTACTACCCACAATCGATTGTGGATTCTGAGACGTCATGGTTGGGCGACAATTTTGATACGGTACTTCTTTACGGCTCGCTTGTAGAGGCATACACATTCATGAAGGGTGAGGCGGACTTGCTGACTCTGTACAACACCAAGTACAATGAGGCATTACAACTTGCTAAACGGCTTGGGGATGGGCTTGAACGTCAAGACTCTTATCGCTCAGGACAAGTACGGATACCCGTAATTTAAATTTTTGACAGGAGCTAAAAATGGCTATCACTCAAGCAATGTGCACAAGTTTTAAAGTCGACTTACTCGATGGAGAGCATGACTTTGGCGCAGACACTTTTTACATCGCGTTGTTTACTTCGGCTGCTACATTGGATGCGTCTACCACTGCGTATGCAACAACTAACGAAACTACTGGCGCGGGCTACACGGCAGGCGGAAACGCACTGACGGTATCTACAACTCCAACAAGTTCCGGCACTACGGCGTATATTAGCTACGCAAACACCACTTGGTCTACCGCCAGCATCACTGCTCGCGGCGCGTTAATCTATAACAGTACCAACGCTAATAAAGCGGTTGCCGTTCTAGATTTTGGGGCCGATAAGACTTCCACAGCGGGCGATTTTACAATCAACTTCCCCACTGCCGACGCTACTAGCGCCATTATTCGTATCGCTTAATAGGAGGGCAAAATGGCCCTAGTAGTCAAAGACCGGGTTCGGGAATCCAGTGCCACGACCGGTACTGGGACCATTACGCTTTCCGGTGCGTACGTAGGTTTTCAAACGTTCTCTGCCGCTGTTTCAGACGGCTCAACGCTTTTCTACGCTATTCACAACACTTCTCCCGGCGTTGAGACCGAGTGGGAAGTGGGCTTTGGCACGTACAGTGCAGGCACATTAACGCGAGACACGCTTTATTCATCTAGTACGGGCTCCTCTATCAGCTTTAGCGCTGGTACCAAAGAAGTCTTTATCACGTACCCAGCCGAGGCAGCGGTCTTTGAGGACAACTCAGGCAACGTAACGATTGAAGGCAAGCTCACTGTCGGTGCCGAACCAACCGCCGATCTGGATGTCGCTACTAAAGGCTACGTTGATAACTCCGTCGCTGCAGCGCTGCTCTACCACGACTCTGTTCGGCT